GCACCGGCCGGGATGTCGATTGTTTTGTCGTCATCAAACTGATCTTCCCAAGGCATCGCGCTCCATCCGTTCACGAATCCTTGCAACCCGTGCAGATAATGCTTTTGAGTGAGGAACTGTTTGGCGCAGTCGGCAAATGTGACGGTCGGCGAGTACCAGCTAGGCAGTCGCATGCTTCGCCTACCGCGTTCTGCGTTTGGATTTGCTGCCACCCACTTGCCCTGCTCAACGGCTGATCGCCTGTGGCCCTCAGTCCACGGCTCGTTGCACTTAGTGCAATGATAAGAGGCCGTCTCACCCACTTTCTGTAAGTCCCATTTGCCGTCAGGATTCCGTGCGGTATCCGACCAACGCACCTGTCCGAACTCCATCGCCTGCATTTCACCGCAAGCATGGCAAGGGACGTGGAAAGTTTCCTGCGTTCCCGCCTGATAGTTCTGCCATATATCGCCCGTGCTTAACGTCGGCGTGCTAGTCAGGACGTGCTTACGGTTGGGGAAAGCCTTTGTGCGTTCTAACGCCAGATTGTAGGCGGCCGCCTCGCGTTCCGTCGGCGGCGCAAACTTGTCCAACTCGTCCAATACCGCGATGCAGATCGGGCGTGAGCTAATGTTGGCCGGGCTATTTGATCCAACCAAACTGAGAGTCATGCTAGTAAACTGCATCTCTAAAATTTTCAGGTCATCGCTATCGTATGGGAACAACGCCTTTACTGGCTTGCACTTTTCAAAGATCGGAGTCAGTCGGGTCTCGCTGTAGCTCCTGGCCAGATCTGCGTTTGGCATTACTAGTAATGCCGGCGCTGGATCGTTGGCGATTCTGTACGCCAGCCAGATGGCGAGCGTCAGCGTTTTGCCTGTCTGTGATCCCCAGCAAAGGCTGACGGTGTGTACGCCCGGATCCGCCAATGCCTCAAGCACGCCCGCCACGTAAGGCGTGTACTTGGTTGAGTAAAGACCTGGACGAGCGGTGATTCTGCTATCTAGCTCTATATACTTTTCGGCCCACTCGATTACTGACGGCGGTGGCTGAAAGTTCCAGCGATCGCGTTCGCGTTTGAGTAGCTGTTCGGCTGCCTTCACAGCGCGGCCTGCACTTGTCGCATGACTTGCCCCACCTCGTTCTCGACCTCTTTCTGGATCTCGGCGGCTGGCCGGTGAGCGCAGATGGGAGCCAAGCGTTTGGGCATGCCAAGCAGTAGCGGGATTAGTGCGTTAGTCCGGCGTGCCAGTATCTTGTCTGCCTCATCGATCGGAACCATCTTGCCCTCCGCCTCGTTAATGTCGGGCCGGTCACCCTTCATTTTTCGCAGTGCCTCCACGACGCGAGTATAATCGCCTATCAGTGACGACCGCTCCGGCCCACTCGCCTTCTTGGCCGCTTCGCCCAGGGTAGCGGCCAGTGATTCCAGTCGATCAATCTCGCCGTCTAATCCTATCCCAGCGATGGGCTTCATAGGCTTTGCGGCCGCAACCACCTGCCCCTTCTCAAGCTGGCGTCTTGCCTGGCGCAAACCGACGCCGGTGGCAGCGGCTTGAGCCAGAATTGCTGTGTTTGGTCGGCGTCCCATAACGTCATTCAATGTTTTTGCGTAAAACTCAAGTAATTACCGAATGTCTTTGCCATCGCGACAGATTGCAAAAATTTAAAAGATTCCTTAGGCACTTACGCAAGCTGGCCTACCTAGGCCGCCCCCCTCAGGTCGTTGTACGCCTTCACGATCGGCTCGGCCTCCGCTAGGAATTGCTCCTTCAACGCCTTGTCCTGGGCAATAAATTTTGCGCCTCTCGACGCAAGCCACTGCCTTGCTTTCATAATAGGAAACAGGAAGTGCTTGGGTTCGCTTGGCTCGCTCATGGTGATGGGGTCGGGCAAGATTCCGATTCGCAGATAAGTCTGACGCATAAGGCTTGGATCTGCATCGCCACTACTCAATCGCTTCTGAGTGGCTGCAACTTTCTCATATCGTTTGCCAACCTCCTCAGTGATCCCTGCCTCCTCACATATCGCCTGCACGTCCTTACCCTCAGTCCGTGCTACAGCAATGATCTCGCCAGCATCTGATGCCAGTGAGATCGTCCTGCCTACCAGCTCAATCGCCTTGTCCCGCGTTTCGTTTAGTTTGTTTATTACAGATAGTAGTTTCATTTTTTAATACCTTTCTTTAGTGCGGCCATGTTGAATTTTGGTGCTTCACGCCGCCGCTTGGCGTGAACGCGGTATGCTCGTTTACGGTAGGACTCACGGGCCTTCTCGCTCTTCTGCGATCGTGCTCGGATACCCAACCGATCATAGACTTCTGTGACTTTCTTACTGATCGCCTGCTTTGTGATGCCGTACCGTTTGGCCACGGCCGTCATAGATTCAGGCGAACGGTTAAGAGATATGTTCAAGACCGCATGCCCAAGCGTGTCCGTTCGGTTAGCCATAGCCGGGTGATCGGCAGACTTATCCATAAGGTGCTCTATCACTTTTGTGATAGTCGCAACCGTTGAGGTGGTGACCGTAATCTTAAGGTCGTCGCATGACTCAAAGACCAAATCTTGCAAGCTATCGATCATGCTTGCTGGATGCGGAATGACCGCTGGGATTCGTTCGATTGCTTCCTGATCTATCATATTAGATTAACCTCGCCAGTGCAGTCGTTAGTGCAGTAATGGAAATGGTGTAATGCATTAGTGCAATAATAGGCCCTAAAGGGCCTTTATTACTGCACCTACATGCTCCGCAATACTGCACTAGTGCAATAAGGGTTACTGCACTAACGTTAAAAGGGCTCATTTGTCACCTTTTTGCTGAATAAACCAGCCTCAGTTTCTTCGATCAAACCGTCCTCTTTGGCCTGCTTCACACGGGCCTTCGCTTGCCGTTCCTGCAACCCGGTGGCCTGTTGTACGAATGCGACCACTTGGCTGTATTTAGCCCCTTCGGGTAACTTGCCCCAATCGATCGACATGGCCTTCCTGCCCACTGACTTTTCTGGCGCCCCTACTTCAATCCATGCCATCCCCCGGTCGGCATGCTTTAGGTGGACTAACGGCTGCGTCTTGCTGGCAATAAAATCGCTCGCAGTGACGCTAGGACGCAAGCCAGACCGCTTTCCGCGCTTGGTTACTTCCAGCTTATATGTGTACGTTCCTTGCTCATCCTGGCCACAAGGCGACAGCATTAAAACGGCTCTTGCCCAATTCGTCAGCTCGCTTGAACCAAATCCGCTGTACGCCTTGTCGTGCCCTTGGTAACCACTGCCGTCCCGTGTTGGCTTTGGCGTATGGTGCATAAGCATCCAAGCAAATCCGCCAGATAGGGCTAGCGGGTTAAGCAAATTACGCAAAAAGCCTCCGGCAGTCTCTTGGCTGGATAAGTCGCCACCGATAAACGCCAGCAACGGATCTACCCAGGCTAAATCAGGCTTATGCTTATCACCCAAGCGACGCATCCTGTCGACGAACCGCTCACCCGTGGACGTGCAGTCGCGAACTATCACGATGTTCTGCTTCACCCGATCCAACTCCTCTGCGCTCAAATCCAGTGCCTTTAGGATGCCTTGCAACGCCTCTGCCACGTCGCCCTCGTCGTTCTCTGCTTGGACGATCAGCGACTTTAACGGCTTGCCGTGTGGGCTAATGCCAAACAAATCACGGCCGGCCGCCCAGGTGATTGCGGCCTGTAAGCACAGCACGCTCTTGCCAAGTCCACTGCTACCCACCCACAACGCAGATCCGCCACGGCATATCCAACGCTTGCCAAGTAGTTGCGTTATGTCGGAATCCTCTTTGAAATTAACCAACTGCTCCCAGCTATACGGCTCAGGAATATCACCGTAGATCGTGCGCTCCATCCATTCCATATAGGTCAGCGTAGGTGCGCCACACTCGACCAACTCCTGCTGTAAGCCTGTTGCCGTCCTCATGGCACCGGGCAACCGCGACAACCGGCCTGCGTCCTTGTTCGCTGGATCAGGCTTAGAGTGTTCTAAGTGTTTATAGATAAAATCCACTCGTTCAGCGAACTCCTTGGCGTTGGCCGCTCGGATCTCCACCCATGCGTGCAGGCTGCGTGATCCGCTCTTTATGATGGACGACGTAGGCAGGCCACTGCGCTTAATGATGGCCCACTGTTCAGCCATCGTGCTTTCATCAAATTCGATCAGACAGTGGCGATACTTCACGATCGACTCGGCTTTCCGATTCTTTCCGTTGTTAGCGTTTATCGATACATAAACGCCCACTGCATCACCTTGCCACTCCTTCAACCCGTCAGCCTTAAACAGCTCTAGCCATTCCTCCCTGCTTCGCGTCTCGCCTGCACCATCCGGCCGCTCGCGGTCTCCGTCTTTAATCGATCGGCAGATATTTATGTAATCGCCTACGTCGAAGCATGTAGTCAGGAACTTATCGACCGGCCCACTCTCCACGCTGATCGGCATTGGCGGCACTGGCAGATCTTCACGCACGATCGCCCCGTTCTGATAGGAATACTTTGCCTTTGGCTTCCACGCCTCCCTGGCTGGTTTGCTAAATGCGGATCTGACCGCACTCACGGCCTCATTCTGCGACAGCCCTACTTTAAACGCCCACTCCTCTGCGTTAGTCGTTGCGTCGAACTCCGTCAGCCCCTGGTCGCGCCACTGGCAGGCCAGCTTAAATAGCTGCGTGTTGCGTTCGCCTTCAGCGGCTCCGTTCCGATGGATCGCTTCGATTGCGGGTGGGAGGGGTGCGATCATTTTTTGACCAACCCTTCCAATGCTTTCGTGATTACGTACTCAATCACTGCCTCTTGATCTTTCTTTAACTGCTTCAGCCCAAATGCGTGCAACGCCTTTGCCGTCTTAGCGTCATAGGTTACGTCGACTAGAACCTGCTTTGGCGCAGGCCGTGCTTTGCCAAAAGTAATTTTGCCTAGATCCTTCATTTGCTTTTCCTCCTCTTTTTGCGTGGCTTCACTTCCTTCCAAATTTCAAAGTTCTTGTCGCAATCGACAGACAACAGCATCAGCCGCTGATACAGCCACCCGCCCCAGCTCCACCGGGCAATCGTGTGGCTGACCATGTCTCCTAAGTAATAAAACAAAATTGAAAGCAATTTCATTTCTTGGCCTCCATCGCCTTGGCCTTATAGCCCTCGGCCTGCTTCAGCATTTCCGTGGCCATAAGAACGGCCAGATCCAGCCTGGTGCGTACTGCGTCGTACTGCTTCTTCATCAAATTCTTCCTCGCACGTTCGAGCACGGCGAGATGCCAGGTGAGGCGTTTTACTGACATAAGCGCAGCCACTCCAAGCTGGATAACGTAATGGTGTCTTGTGGTTCAGTTTGAGGGGGTCGGATTAAGAAATCGTAAAACTCATCTGGATTGTGGTTCCTTACAAAGTCTAAGAATTTTTTGATAACTTCTTTTGTAGTAAGATTTCGGTCTGGCCTAATCCACCCACGCAAGAAGCGAACGTTTGAGACAATAGTTTCTGCCGCATTTATTTGCTGATGATGAGGAGAATTGTGTGACGCAATAATGTATATGGAAAATGGAGCCAAAGGATCTGCGACGCGTTCAAATGCTAGTTTTTGGCCATAAGGAGGAACAGCATCTGTATGCTTTGCCTCAAAAAATACGTGGCCCTTGCCCCAAAAATCCATATAGCCGTCGATGTTGGTTGGCGTAATAGTTCCAAAACATAGGTTGCTGAAATCAATAATCTGCTCGGCATAGCAGACATTCCTTATTTTGCCCCTTATCTCGTCATTCATCTGCAATTCTCCCGATCCATCCAAAGCTCTTAAATTCGCTAATGAATTTTTGTATTTTGCTTCCAAAATATATAACTGCTTGGCCTTGCAACGGTGCACCTCCGGGCTTTCCTTCTTTATTCACAAATCTAATTCTTCCGTTTGGGAAGCAAATGGCTGAGGCATGTTTAATCATTTCATTAAACCACTCCGTCTCGGTTGCGTTATTTACCAATACAATCGCTTCCGTGATTTCTTTGTTTGAGAATTTCGCAGCCACAGCCCTTGCAAAGTTTGCAATCAGCGGCTGGGCATAGGGTGGATTCATGAAAACCCGGCCATGCCATTTCTTGGTTAAACCGTCTGCTTTTGAATCATAGTATTTGTCGGCCTTAACGGTTGCATTCGCTTGGGCACAAGATGCTGGGTCTGTATCTATCCCGCCCATAACAGCTCGCGCTGCTTCAATATAGGCGGCTGGCGTGTACCACTCGTTTTCTCCGCTGTTATGCGAAACGTGGGCTATCTTTAACGCCTCCGACATGCTTACAACGCCATCCCTTACCTGCTCAAATTCCTTTTTAGGCATCCGGGCAAGCTGCTGAGATAGGCTTGAAATTTTCTTATCAACGCCAAGGTCGGAAAGGGTTGGAATGAGATCATTGCGGTTCATATTTGGTACCGCAATAGGGCCAATCCCTTTTGCCCCCGTATTTTTAGGCGTTTCTGCAAGCAGTTCGCCAAGCCTCCTCATGGCTTCCAGCTCAATGCTGCGAGCGTGCTGAACGGCCTCCTCGCCCAGCTGCTGACGCTTTGCGTAGATCTTGGCGGCGCCGGCTACGTCCATAATCTTTTTAACCTCCTGCATCGATTTGGCCTCAACAAGCATCTCGCTTGCCTTGCTTAGTCTCTCAATTACCGAATCTCTAATTGCTATTTGTTGTAACATATTGTTCCTTTTTTTTGTTGTTTAACTACCACTGCCCGATTCCCCAACGGTGGCGATTGGCACGGGCCTCTCGCACACAGTCGGCGTACTGCTCCGGCGTGTAAGTGCAAATCACGCGGGCGGAAAACATAACTAGAAGATCCTGCAGGCTCACAGCACCGCCTTCGGCAGTGGCCCCGCCAGCTTATAAACGTACTTATTGCGATCGTATTCCAGCGGATAGCCAAAGAAGTCACGCAGCAGATC